TTTGTTAATCGCTCGGTAGTCTTGTAGAGGTCCTCTATCATCATGTATTGCTCGCTATCCGCGGGCAGTGATCCCATCTGTCCACGTGGCCATTTTATTCTAAACTCTGTGTTGCTTTCAACATCTGCATTCATTAGTTCTAGTCTAGTCTTTGCTTGATTTAATGATTCATGTAGTCCGAAATAAGCCCAGGTGCCGATTGCCACGAGCGCGATCAAACTAGCGACCGTCTTCATAGGCATTTGCACGGCAGCCTCTTCAGATATATTTAAAGGTTTTTTACTCATGTTTTGGTTTTGGTAGCGGGATTATATAATCTTTTGGATCAACTTGCAACGGCTGTGGAGGCCGTACAAAAACCGCCAACAAACATAACAAAATTATAAGTATTGCTGTGAACCTGTAGTCCATAACAACCCCCAATCATTAGTCTTTAGTCCAAAACCAACTTTTGATTTTTTCCCATAATTTTTTAATCATTTTTCTTTTCCTCCATTTCGTAAAAGAACTTATCTGTGTCCTCTGTACGCCATAGTTTATCGTCTTCCACATTCCATTCAGAAGTTTGCACTTTCCAATCAGGAATGTTATCTTTCACGGTGAAAGAAGCTACGTTCCATATACATCTGTTGTTTGGTTGTGCTGCATAATTACCATCATCTAAGGCCATTATGTGAGCGCACTTGTGTTCGTGCGGAATCTCTGAATGATCAGTGTCGAGTATATTAGGTTCTGGATGTGCAAAGTCAATAGTAAATAAATATTTTCCATGGTGCCATTTTTTATCTTTACCAATATATTTACCAGAGTGTGAACTTAGGAAATCCCAAGTATGAACAGAAGGATAATAGCTAAAACAATTCCAGAGCTGTAATTCATCAAGTCTTCGTATGGGTACATTTTCGGGTTTAAATCCCCTTTGAATAAACGCCGTAATAGGTAATCTATAGTAGACTGCACCATTTTCCATAATAGCATGAAATAAAATACTACGACCTGCGATAGAGCTAATACCAAAGATAACACAATCTTCAACTTCTCCATGATGTTTTTTAAGATCATAAAGATATTCTCTCCTGATTTGTGCATACTCTGCTGGTATATTTGCATTTAAATAAGCCATATATCATCATACACTATGCAAAAATGAAATCAAAATTAATCTCTCTTTATGACACACCTCCGCAGCGTGAAAATGTTTAGAATCAAAACAAATTAATCTATTGAATTTACCTTCAAAATGCATTGTTTTATCAAAATAATTATTATGTTTTAATTTACTTTTAGAGATTAATTCTTTTTGCTTCTCAGTATATTTTTGTTTTTTACCAAAATATTTGTGTTTTTCTGTTTCTCCTATGCCCCAATCAGGATTTAAAAATTCATCCTTTAAATTAAAAATAGATGTCCCCGAAGTATCATCTATTGTTAAATAAATTATAGCAGTTATAAATGAGGGGTCAGAGTGAACCCAACCATCGTTCTCATCAGGATCACTTTTTTGAAAATAAGTTTCAGCTGCAAATTCTGAGGTTCTTCTTGGATTAAAAATACTAATTATTTTTTTGTTTATGTAATCATGTAGATCTTTGTTTATTGTGTGCAATTTATCCGTTCTTGATCCAGAAATATAACGTGTTTGTTTAAAATCTAAAGTATTTGCATAATTAATTATTTTATGTGGATCAACAAAAAAATTATCTTTACATAAACTTGGAAGAAAATCGTATGGTCGCTCTGCTACTTCGTATGCCATTATTTTATTTTACCCCAGTTAGGACCAGATTCATAGTCTACTTTATTTGGAACCTCTAAAGTTACTGCATCTTCCATAATTTGTTTTATTTTATTAGAGTGTTCTTTAGATTCAACAGATATGTCAAGCTCATCGTGCACCTGTATATGTGGTGTAATACCTTCCTTGTGTAAATCTATCATAGCTTTTTTTGTCATATCAGCTGCTGATCCTTGTATTAATCTATTCAAAGCTTTATATGTATATGCTCTTCTAATCCCTGGTCCGTGTTCCGCGAGTGCTGCATCGTGTGGCAATGGTTTATGTATACCAAACTGATTAGGCTCCCATAAATGAAACCTACACAATCTACCCAGCAACGTTCTTATACGACCTCTGTCTTGTGCTCGTGCCATAACACTATCCATTAATTGTTTTACAAATGGCACGCGTGAATGATATTGTCTAAATAATTCTTCAGCTGTTTCTTTGTTTACACCTAACTCTGCTTGTAATTTATTTTTACCCATACCATAAAACAAACCAAGATTAATTGTCTTTGCTTGCTCTCTTGGTATATTAGCCATCTCTGCTACAATTTTATGAAAGTCTGCATCACCGTCATTGTATGCATCTAATACATCTCCTACTGCATACATATTCTGTAATGCAGCATAGTGCACGACTAGTCTTGGCTCTTGTTGTGAGTAATCAAATACACCCCACTTACAATCTTGTTCTGGTATGAACAATGATCTGATCATTGGTCCGAGTTCCTTGTTCCGTGCAGGAATCTGCTGTAGGTTTGGATTCGCATAACTAAACCTACCCGTTACGGTTCCACCACTATCAGATCGAAGTTGGTTTATCTCAGCGTATATTCGTCCTTTATGTTCGTGTTTAATTAT